TTAGCATAACTATTATCTATAGCTATCCCTCTACTCTCCATATCATATAGTGCTCTACTTAACTTACATTGTAATCTAAGTAAATCAGACATCTCTGCACTCTTAATCTTAGCTAATCTATCTATATATAACCTTTTAGTACACCTAACATCTTCTATACAATAAGGACCAAGAATTTCTATCGGTGTTAAAGAATAATTATCTTTCCATCTTACCCCATCAGTTCTATTAGACTTTAAAATTTTATCAGTGTCCAAATCATACTGTCCTGCACTATCTCCATAGTCTTTAATGGTGATATCAAGTAAACTTAATTTGTTTACAGCAGTAGATTCAGTCATTCTAACCATAACTAACACGTCAATCATCTGCATATTAGATATATCCATACCTTCTTTTTCTAAAAACTTAGCATCGAACTTTACATTGTATCCGATTAGTATTCTACAAGTCTTATTTAAGAATTGCATCAACTCATTCATATCGGACATACTTAAATTATCATCATTATCATGTCTAAAAGGTAAATAATAAATAGGGGCTGAATCATATAAAGTATGATTAAGTATTGGAGTAAGACCTATACCACATAGAACAGTACCTTGAGAATAAACATCTAAACCATTAGTTTCTACATCTATTATCCAAGATGTTACATCACTATACTCTTGAGTTAAAGTATTAAGTATACTTTTAAAGTTATCTTTATGTACGATTATGGATTTCATGATATTAATCCTTCCTAAGCTGAGTCAAACTTAGGAAGGATATTGAGAGGAGGTTCACTAAAAGGGCATTTTCACACCGTCTGAATCATCTTCAGTGGTGGATACTGCATCTTTAGGTGTTGTTGAATTAATATTGTTAGCTGAAGGGGTATATCTTTTACCATACCTGTCAGCAAAATATTCATCAAGCGGTTTTAATTCACTAGTCTCCTTAATTTTATCATCTGGGATATCAATTGTTTTATCGGAAACTGTTGTGATAGTGTAAGTCGTATCAGTGCTTAAACCATTTCTTTTAATTCTAAGCACTCCTTTATCAAGTCCTTGCCAATCATTATAGATATCAACAAGTTCATTCCAAAGGTATCTACCCCTACCAAAACTTAAAGTAATAATCTTAAAGTCATTAATAGGCTCTACGAACATAGTCTTACCTGAAGGCATAGATTTTTCTTCCCAATCTAAGTCCCCAGCTAAACCTGTTTTTGGTTTCTCAGGGTGTATTACTTCTGATACATACGCCCATAAAGCAAACTTTCTAGATGGGATACTTCCTTCTGGAACCTCATCTGCAGGTCCATCTTGTGTATGGAGCACAGACTGCCATCTTCCATCTTCACGGAATGTGTGCATTCTAATCTCTGCTAAATAAGGGTCTTCAGGAGTCCCTGTTGCTATTGATTTTATAAAAGCTTGGTCACCATCTTGTTTTAAAAATAGTTCCTTGTATTGGTTATTGTTAGATTGAGAGTTTCTATTACTTTGATAACTATCATATCTTTGTTGGATATCGGCTATTCCTGCCATGTGTTTCTCCTTTACCAGATTCTCCGGTTTTTTATTGTTTCTTTTATTGTATCATAATTTTTTACTTCTTGTACATCTTTATATTGATTAGGAAGCTTTAGATAAGATATATTAACACGGTTAGATAATCTTGTCAATATATAATCTCTACCTTTTTTTCCTGCCACATCATTATCTAAACATAGTATTATTTCTTTTGAAGGTAATCTTAATATTAACTCCTCCTGTGCTTTAGACATTTGCATACCTAATAATGCTACTGCGTGATATCCTAATTGATTTAACCACATCGCGTCTAGTGCACCTTCAGTTATACATACAAAATTAGACGTATTAATTAAATGTTGCCCGAATAGTATATGAGATTTCTTGAAACCCTTAGCATATACATATTTAGGTATACCAAACTCTCTTCTAATAACCCACCCGACTAATTTAGAATCTTTATCGTGTGCAGGAATCACTAATCCATTACTTGGTGTAATACCACATCCCCATTTATTTAAAGTAAACTTAGTAAAACCTCTATTAAACACCCATTTAGGAACCATGTATTGTTTAAAAGGGAATTCCTTTTCTTCTAATGGGGGTAATCCTAAAGGTGCAGGGTTATTTATTTGAAATATATTTTCAATGTTACCTGATGAATTATCAGCTATAAATTTATTAATAGCAGACCCACCCCATCCAGTTTTAATTCTAATAAAACTTTTTAAACTACCTTGTCCACATCCTGCAAAACATATCCATACACCTTTTTCAGTATTTATTGCTAAAGAGGGTTTATCGTCAACATGGAAAGGACACTCAATATTGAATTGTTCTGCACCTAATGGTACATCTACATCAATTTTATTTAAGATTTCAGTCCAATCTATCATATTTAGTCTTTGTTGGTCTAATCCTGTATATGATGTCATCTTTTACCTGCCTATATCCTTCTGGAAATGTTGTCCCACATTTTATACATGCGGGGTCATCTTTTATTATTCCTAATATTTTAACTCTTGCTGTACCATCTGATTTTAATAGTGGTACTTTAACTGTCAAACCTGTTTTAAATTTACCATTAACACTACATTTAGCACATTTTAAATTTAAAAAAATTCGGTTATTAGATTGATGCATTAGTTTGCTCAATGTGTCCATTGTTTACCCTCCATATAAATTCAAACTCATTAAATGGTAAATCTCCATCTCTATACTTTTGAAATTGTATTTGTCGTTTATCTTGAATCGGCATATCAAGGTCATCTTTCATCATAGACATTGATACTGCCACGTCTGAAGCTCTAATTAAGGCATCTCCAAATGCAACTTGATTAGGAGCAGGTGGTATATACATATCAGATGCATCCCTTGTCGCTTGGGTTGATGCCATTACTGCAGTATTAGTAGATAGGGCTAAGTTCTTTAAACCATAGAATAAAGAATGTGATTGTTCCCATGCTGCTCTATTACCTTCTTGAGATATTAAATATACTCCATCTATTATTAATAAGTCAGGAGAATACTTTCTTACTAAGTTTGTAATACTAGGCAATGATATACTATCCTCTCCACTAATATGGTCACATATCAATAGATTTTTAGAATCGCTGTCTCTTAAAAAGCGTTTATACTCATTTTCATCTATTTCATTACCATTTCTTAGAGCTGAATGAGATAAATTAAAACCTCTCATCTTACCTAATATAACATCCATTCTTAAATTTATTGATGCTTGTGTCATTTCAGTAGATACTAACAGAGTCTTAAACCCCTTTTCTACTGCTATTGCAGCTATCTTGCAGCATAACCAAGTCTTACCTACTGTCGGTCTAGCATATGCGGTAATTAAATCTCCCGGTTGCCATCCCATACCTGTAGAATTGATAACCTCAAATGGAGTAGGTATGCCAATCATACCATCTCCTAATTCTCTTTTATTATTTTTATCTTTCCATAATTCAAATCTATCTAGTTCTCCACAATCGTATTGAACTACATCTGCATCATGTAAAATTTCTACATCATGTAAACCATCCATTATTAAAGATAATGCTTTTTTTGGGTTCTGTTCTAGCACAGGCTTATTTTCAGAAAAAGCTGAAACAATATGTCTAAACATAACTTGTTTTTTAAATTCTGCTAAAGCATACTGAAAGTTAGTATCTTGTGCATCTGTTGCAAGATGAGAGAACTTCTCTATTAATACTTGATTAGTAGGGAACTCTGAATACTCATCTAAATGTTCTTGAATAAACTTATACGTGTCGCCATGTTGTGAAAAGTCTTTAACAGGATGAGTAAAAGCTTTATAATTCTGTGACTCACATAACCCAAATATAAGTCCTGACTCTATGAAATTGTAATTTTCCAATTATTCTCCTTCTTTATACTTATGTCTTAAAGATTTCTTGACTTTATATATTGAAGTATCAGTCAAATTATCTTGTATGTATTCCATAGTATAATTTTTGAACTTCATTGTCAAGAATTCTTTTTCGCTATTTTCTAAGCCTAAAGAATTTAAAAAATGGTCTAGTCTAATTTCGTCAATTAAATTGTCTTCGCTTGGTAATAAATCTTTTAACGTAAAATCATCATTATCTGAGTAATCAGATGAGTTATTTCTGTCCATACTGACTGTTTTTACCTTTTTAGTTGACTTTGTATGGAGTGTTCTAAGTGTGTTTACCATCGCTGTGTGTAAATAAGTGTGGAATGATGCATTTCTGTTAGGGTCATACTTGTTTGCAGCTTTAATTATTGTTAATCTTAGTTCTTGTACTAAATCTTCNTTCTCCCACCCCTCAATNTANGCATTNTGTANCATTTTGTGTATTTTAGGCTCCCACTTTTCTATAAGTTCATTGTTTACTTGCATTGTGTTTTCTATATTCTCCATAACATTTATAGGTGCAATAAATATTTTTTAATTTATTCCTAATCCTAACTTTAACTATTGTTGTTTTTCTGTAAAAAGGTACTTTACACCAAGAGCATGTTAATCTCATAAATCTTGAGTTAAAAGTGCATTTTCCTTTGTGAATTCTACCTTTATCTGTAGTTATATCTCCACATACTTTACAGTATATCACTTTTTGAGGTTTAGGTACGTTAGTTTCGAGGTTATTATCTTTTAAAATGTTATGGACATAGATACGAGTGACTCCTACTTTCCTGCTAATCTCGGATGAAGACATAAAAGGATGTTTTTTACGCAACCTTACTATCTTGTTTTTGGCTTTCATTAGAATTCATCTAGTGTTGCATTTCTTTTTTCGTGTTCTTTTACCCATTTGGTAACAAGAGTTTTAAACCTATCCTCAAGATAAGCTGCATCTACGGCTACCTTTGAATCTGGTGTAGGTTTTATAGTAGTAGTTGCTGCTACTACTCTAGCCCATTGTGCATCTGTAAATGATATTGTTAAGTCTGGCATATTAGCCTCCTTCTAAGCTAGCTATTCTAGCATCTAGTTCTTTTATTGCCGCAACTAAATGCGGTACTAATGAATCAGTATTTATAAATTTTAAGTCTTCATAAACAGCAGTTTCCCCACTTTCTACAGTATCCCCTGTTCTATAACTATTATCTGCCTTT